CTCGTGGAGGGGGATGATCGCCAGCTCGTAGTTGAACATCACCTTCATCCCTCTCTTCACCGCCCCGTCCGACAACCTGAGGGTCTCGGTGTCCTTCAGGTCGATCTTCTGCATGATCTCCTTGAAGTTCCTCTTCAAGGAGGCATGGGTCAAGAACAACTTGGACACCTCGTCCTTCTTGTAGTCCACGTGCATGGAGTAGACTATGCTCGGCTCCAACCGCTCCATGTAGATGTTCAGGAGGTTCTTCAGGGTCTCGCCGGAGTCGGGCGTGTGGGACATCATGGAGACCTTCTTGAACTTGATCATCTTCAAGTAGTACTCCAATATCTGCTTGAACACGGTGACCGGGTTGTCGGTCTTGAACTTCTCCTTGAGGATCCCGATGGGGTTGGTCATCAACTCGATGTAGTCCAAGTTCAGCGCGGACAGCACCTTCTTGGTCCCGTTCATCACCCTGTTCGAGATGTTGTACGTGTCCGAGAAGATGGCTTTGAAGACCTCGTTCGGGGTGACCATCTCCGTGGAGCTGTACGCGTAGAACCTGATCACCCTCGCCCTGGAGTGCCTGAAGGACTCCGTCTTGAAGAACTTGGACTTGGTCGACTCCACCTCCTCCGCCATCCTCATGATGTCCCTGTACGCCTCCGTGAAGGAGAACAATGAGCTCACGTGGCTCCTCGTCAGCAAGAACTTGGTGAAGCCGATCGTGTCCATCTCGTAGTCGATCAAGTCGCCGTTCGTGTCCACCTTGCTGGGCCTGAGGACCGCCTTCTCCCTCGACAAGGACAGTGCCCTGACCAGGGAGTGCAGCGGGGCCGTCTCCGTGAACTCGTACTTCCTGTTCACGCCGAACAAGTAGGTGTTTATGAACGGGATGTGCCTCAAGGGGTCCCTCTCCGACAACCCGGAGGCGGGCGCCACGGACTCCATGACGTCGATCATGTAGTTTTTGTCGATCGGGTGCTCCTCGAAGAAGGTCTTCTTGATCTCCTTCAGCCTCTTGTCGGTCCTGATGGGCAGCATGATCCTGTACTTGCCGGAGATGGGGACGATGTACTCGTGCTTCTGGGCCGACAACTCGTCCACCTCCTCCACCACGGCCGTGTAGAGGTTCCTGTAGAACTGGTTCAGCTTGTCCGAGTTGTTCTTGCTGTACATGTGGATCTCGGGCCCGTACAAGATGGTCTCCACGGGGTTCTTCATGGGGAGGAAGCCCAACTGGAACGGCAAGTCCTCCTCGCTGCACTCGAGCAGGTCGACCAACTTGGACTTGACCCTGCTGTCCAAGGCGTAGGAGTCCATCAAGAAGACCCTCATGCACTCCAACATCACGATCAAGGAGGGGATCATGGTCCCGTTGAAGAAGGCCGTCCCGATGTTGGACAAGATCTTCTTCACGGCGTCCTCCGGCTCCGTCATGTCGACGATCTCCATCGCCGTGTAGTGGTCCTTTATCAACGCCATGCACGCCCTCTTCCCGGTGGAGAAGTACGAGTTGAACTCGACCAAGAGCAGCTGCAACGCCGTCTTCTTCCAGTTGATGTGGATGTTCGCCATCCTGGAGGTGATGTCGTTGATGCAGATGTAGCCGATCAGGTACCTCATGAGCTTCTCCCTGTCGTTGAAGATGATCAGGGAGATCCTGGTGATGTCGTCCGAGGAGAGCAGCGTGGTGTTCTGCACGGAGAAGTCCTTCCTGTTGTAGATCTTGGCCAAGAGGTCCTCCAAGACGTCGTCCTTGGCGGCGTGCAGCAGGGAGGAGAAGAAGTGCATCATGCCCTGGCCCATCCCGGAGAAGAGCAAGATCGTCCAGTACTCCGTGTCGACGACCGACCTTATCCACTCCGAGGTCTCGTCGTTCTCCTTCTGGTCTTCGGGCTTCTTCTCCCACTTCCTCTTCAAGGTGTCCGGCACGTACATGATCTTGCCGGAGAAGGACTTGATCACGGTCAACATGAAGTCCTCCATCTCCTTCGGCAAGCCCAAGGAGGACAAGAAGTAGGCGAAGGCCTTCATCACGAACGCGGGGGACCACCTCGAGGAGTCGGCGTTCAAGCTCACGATCATGGAGTCCAAGTTGTGGTACTTCTTCATGTTGATCATCGTGGTCTTCATCTCGGAGATGGTGTTGGACTGCAACGACTCCTTGAACTGGCCCTCCGTCAACATTTCCTTCTCGTGCAACTTGCACAAGGACCTGGACACCACCTCGAACAACCTCATGTGCAGCCTGAGGTACACGCTCTGGATCAGGATCTCGCGCGCGCCCCCGATCTGGTTCTTCGGGAACAACGAGAAGAACGCCTCGATCATCTCCTGCCTCGACACCAAGCTCAACAACTTGACCGTGTCGAACTCCTTCACCCTCTCGTACAGCGTCTTGTAAGAGAAGTTCTTGCTGACGTGGGTGGACGAGTCCATGGTCTTCGAGGGGTGCGGCCCGGTCTCCAAGGACGACGACATCATCATGGTCGGCAAGATCGTGTCCATCAGCGCGTCGTTGATCGCCTTGTGGACCTCCTTCTTGTTCCTCTTGTACTTCTTCCTGAGCTTGGAGCCCATCAGCATCATGAAGTTCTTGCTGAAGGTGTGGTGCTTGTCCTTCTCCTTGCAGATTTTCTCCACGGTCAGCTCGCCCTGGGACTCCTTCTGCCCCCTGACCAACAAGTAGTTCCTCTCCTCCTTGGCCATCTTGGTCATGATCGCCTTGACCTTGTGCCCCTGGAACCCGTGGTCCTTCTGCAGGAGGTTCCCGTGGTACAAGTCGTTGATGATCCAGCTGAACTCCACGACCTCGCTCTTGTCGTAGATGTTCGGGAACTTGATCCTGTCGTAGTCCGCCTCCGTCGTGAACTGCCTCTCCAAGTACTCGGCCCACATGGAGGGGGAGGACTCCATCAGGGCGGTGATCCAGTCCAACTGGGACTCCCTGATGTAGGACTCGAGCACGGACCTGACCGGGTCCGCCATCACGTCGTTTATCATCTTTTTCTTGTCGGAGGTGATCCCGGTGCAGGAGTGGAAGATGTACCTGTTGTACTGGCAGGTGGTGCTGGTCCCCTTCTTGTGCTCCATCTGGATCATCACCGGGATCAACAACTTCTTGGACGTTAGGAAGTTGTGCAGGGCGTGGTTCTTCAACTTCTCGTCCTCCTCCTTCTTGTCCCAGTACAAGGAGATGAGCGAGCAGGTCTTCTCGAACAACATCGAGAAGTGCCTCAAGTCGAACGCCGACATCGCCAACCAGGAGGTCTCGTAGTACCCGGTCTCCACGTTGTAGTGGAACTCGTGCATGTAGGAGGCGTTAAAGTACTCCGGCTCGGTGAACGTGAAGAGCTTGTAGCGGATCTGCTTCTCGTGCGTGAGCCTGGAGCCCGTCTTCACCGCGATGGAGTAGCCGTCCTCCGGGAACTGCTTGAACACCGTCCTCTTGGAGTTCTTCTGGACGAACCTCCTGCCCTCCAAGTAGGCGAGGTTCCGCGCC